AGAATAACGATAGTTTATATAAACGGCTATCACTTTGAATTGACCCAAAATAATTAGGGTGGTTTTGCTCTCTCTTTACCACCCTAGTTTTTAGTAAAATCAAGATGTTTTATATCTGTATTTTTGTGAATTTGTTTATAAGTGTATTCGTAATTAATTAAATCAACATCACTTCGTCTTTTTATTTCTTCGACCATCTCATTGACTTTAGTAAAGTATGGGTAAGTATCTATGAATCTAAAACTAACATAACTACCATAAGGATTGTTACTTGTTTCCAATTGTAGTTCTAAATCTGTGATTACTGCATCAACTTTTAATTTGTCCATTTGGACATATTACTTCTTTTTGTTTCTGTTTAAAACCTTATCTGTCATTTTAGTTGAGAATGTTGCTGTGAATACAATAATTAATAAATACCATACACTATCAGGTAAGTCGTTTATGATCTCTACCCATGCTCTAAAGTTATCTCTAGTGCTTTCAAAAAAACCTGTAGTCAACATTCCTACAAGCCAAATTAATAATATCTCATCTTTAAAACTTTTGTCTTGTGATTTAATTCTTTGAACATCAACCTCTTTACAGGCTTCTATTTCTGCTTCTCTGATAGTCTTAACTTTTTCAGCTTTATGTTTAAAATGTTCAGTAGCCTTATTTAAGACAATTTTTGTAAGAGGATTTTTAAGTAAAGCTAACCACATTTTAATTCCTTTGCTAATTCACAATAGTGTATAATTTTATCATACTTTTCTTTTAAGTTCTCTCCTTTTTTATTCCTAATTGCATATTTAACTATATTACCATCTATGAAGTCTAAATTATGCGATACGATCAATTCTATTGGCTGTATTTTACCTTTATAATGGTTGCCACCTATTTGCTTATCAGTAGCTTTCTCTGTGGCTCTGTGTGGCTTTAACCTAGACAATTTTACCTATCCAATCGCCTTTTTTGTTAATTACCATTGGAAGTAGTCTAGGTATGCCATCTAATATAATTCCACAACCTAAGATAAACCTAGTCTTAAAGTTTTTAGCATAACTAAAGGCCATAGACTTTTGATTAATTAAACAACCTACATTCATTCCAAAGAATAAATTATCAGGATTTGCCCAATAGCTTATAACAAACTTTGTATGATAATGGCCTTGAACTGCTGACATACCCATAGCCTGACTTACCTTTAATACATCTGCACTTCTTCCATGTGTAAAGAAACATCTTTGACCATTAGACATAGTAAGAGTTAAATCATCTACCCACTTCCATTTTCTAGTACCTAAAAAATCTCCATAAGGTTTTAAAAATTGTTTAGACATTCCATATTTTAATGCTCGTCTATAAACTAGGCTTGAATGGTTGCTATCAACTTCTGTAACTTCTGGGAATATTGCTTCTAATTGTTGTATATATTCTTTGGCCTTATCTAATTCATGTCCAGCAGAATATAAATCAGGATTATGTTCGTGCATTGATATGGCATGAAAGTCTAATAGATCGCCAATATTAATTATTGTATCTGGTTTAAATTGTTTTTTGATTTCTTTTAAGAATGTTATTGAATCCTTATGTTGATAAGGTAGGTGCATATCAGAAATGACTAGGATTCTTTTATTCTTCATACAAGCATAACTTGTACCTTATTTTGATAATAATGTAAATATTACATAGCCCATTGCACTAATCAATGAGCCTGTTGAGATTAGTAAAATTTTTTCTAATCGTTTTACTCTTTCTTCTATTGAATGAATTTTATCGTGAGTTAGTTTTTGCATTATACGACAAAGTTTTTCGTGTGATTCTATTTTCTGTAATGCGTTTAATTTAGCCATTACTTTTTTTTCTTTCTTCTTAAATCAAGATCATGTTTTCTACTACCTCGTAAAAAACTATTTACTCTACCCATTGACCATGAAGCCATAGAAGTTCTTGGTCTTGACCCTGATGATAAAAATGCACCCTGACCTCTACGATATACTTTCTTTAATTGGCCAAGTGTAATGTTTTTTCTAGTTTTAGCTTTTGCTCTAAGTGTTGAGATAACTTGTGCAGATAGTGGTTTTCTTCTTATAGCCATTATTTGTATCTCGCTTTAAACATTGATTTTGGTATTCTTTGACCTTTTTTATAAGCATCTGACATGGCCTTTATAAGACTTGCTCTTGCTGATCTTTTACCACCACTAAGACCTGAAAGATATTTTTTAGGAATTTTTGTCTTTTTATCTTTAGGAACTTTTCTTCTTTTCATTTTCCTACACTCTTCATAGCTTTAGTATGTGCAGAAGAAAAAGTAGCACCTTTTTTCATAGCATTAGCCATAGATCGCATATGCTTTAGTGAGTGATGACGAGCATGACTTTTCATAGTCTTTTGCTGTCTAGGTTTTAAACCTTTAATAATTCCTGTGATTGATGCTACTTTAACCATTTACTTCTTCTTATTCTTTTTCTTTTTCTTTTTTTTCTTCTTAGGTTTCATACTATATCCATAAGCCATATTATTTTCTCGCTTTCTTTTTCTTTTTCTTTTTACTCATAATAGCTTTCTGTAAAGCCATAGGTAGTTTCTTTTGTTTTTTTGTAAGCATATTATCTCCTAGTTTTGTAGTTTTCCACCAGACCATTTAGCATCAGGTAATCCATTTTTATACGATTTCCCATCAAATGTCAGCACTTGTTTTCTGTTAGAGCCATCTTTATAAGATACATGTATCCAGCCACTACTCGCCTCGCCTGTCCAATACTCCAAGATGAGTTGATCAAAGTCGCAATGGTTTTCAATCCATAAAGCTACTTCAAGGTTAGACACTCCAGCTATCTCAAAATCTGTTGCGTTTCCTGTGGTGTGTTGTGATGTTTTTTTACTTCCTATTGCTTCGCATAATTCTTCTGATCTATAGCCAGATGTAATTGTAACAGGCTTATCAAATTTAATTCTTACAGGCTCTAATATTTCATAACATAGATCGCCTAAGTTTTTAATCTCTCCACTACCAGCTTTATTCTTTATGCCTTTTCTTGTAGCAGTTTGTGATTTTTCAAATTCTTCTAAAGTAAAATGTTTAGATAATTGCATTATTATCTCCTTGTAAAATTTAAAGATTTTATGGTTTCGTAGGCCAAGTGGCATTTTCACATTTAGCAACTGTATCTTTTCCTGTTGGTAAATCTCTTAATGCTTGTCTATAAGTGGTCATGTCAGATGATAAAGTATGATCTGATAAAGCTAAGTAATCTGTTTCAGCAAGTAATCTATTTCTTTTTTCTCTTAATTTTTGTAATGCTCTAGCTGGTGCTTGATTATCCCAAGCAGTTTCTTCTGCATCTCTTTGTGCTTCTTCTTCAGCAGTAAATGCAACTTGTATTCCGTTAATTAAATGGTGTCTAGGCATAGTTTTATATACTCCTTTTTATTAATTTAATCAAGATATTCCAAATAATGAAATTTGACCAACATCCATATTGCCATTAGATAATTTGAATTGTACTGCATCGATTGCTGACGTTGTATTAAAATTTCCAGCAAACATTGAGTGAGTTGCAAAATCTGCATGAAATGCCTCATGCAAATCTGAAATCCAATGTTTTGTAAAAGTCGTGTTTGAAGGATTAAATAACATTAAAGTTCCTGAACAACTTTGGTCGTTATCACTACCTACACCAGCAGTTAATCTTTGAAAGTCAGTGCTTAATGCTTTGTCTTGAGATGTAGCATAATTAAATACAGCATCACTGTCACTTTCAGCATGATATGCTTCAATGGCAGTTGATGTTAAAGAAACTCCATAACTACTACCACCATTTGTACTAACTTGAAACTCAAGAGCACCACCATTATTAGCTGGGTGCAAGTCTATAAATTTAAAAACATATTGTTTGTAACTAGAGTCTATTCCTGAAGTAAAATCAATAGTTCCTGAACCTGACGCAATTTGAGTTTGAATTAAACTCCAAGTTCCACCAGCCGAAACTGTTTTAAGTAATCCTGTATGTCTGCTTGAATTTGCTGATATTATTCCACTCATTAACTATCCTTTATTCCATACATTTTTATTGTTCCAGCATCTATATTGCCACCATCCATTTCAAATTTAACTGCATTTATTGCTGAAGTAGTTTTAGCATAACCAGAAACAAAACTATTTTGGCTATAACTACCAGCGTCCGAGCCATCTGCAACATAAATGTTAGTTTTTGTAAGAAAATGTTTAAAGAATGTTGTGTTACTTGGGTCGAATAAATACATTTCTCCAGAACAACTATTATCACTTTCAGTACCAATAGGAACTGATAAAAAAGGTCTTGACCCAGAACTTGCTAAATCTCTTGACGTAACATAAACTACACTTCCATCTGTTCCAGCATCATTATGTGCTGATCTAAAAAATGTAGTTGAATATAATTTATCATAAGTGCTTCCACCATCAGAAGAAAAATCCATTACAAGTTCTTGTTCACTAGATGGGTGCATACTCATAAACTTGAAAACATAAATTGGGTATGTGCTATCAATACCAGATGTAAAAGCTATAGTAGATGAGCCACTTCCACTTTGTTCTTGAATTAAATTCCAAGCACCAGCACCAGCAGTTGCTTTTATAAGTCCAGATGGTCTTCCCAAATTTTGTGAAATTATACCCGTCATGTTTTTAATCCAAAAAGGCAAATATCTCCAGAATCTATGTTGCCTGATGTAAATTTAAAACTTATTTCATCAATAGCTGAAGTTGTATTTATATAACCACCTACATTTACATCTCTTGGCCCACTATCAAGCATCATGCTGGATACTCTAGAAATAAAATGTTTTACAAATGTGGTATTGCTGGGATTGAATAAATGTAAAATTCCATTTAAAGATTCTGTATTTTCATTACCTTGTTCTTCTGATATTCTTTGATACCCTGTACCATTTGCTTGGTCATTTGCAGTTCTATAACCTAAACCTCCAGTCGCTGAACCATTATCAAGTTGATATGCTCGAAAATGAGTTGAATTAATAGTTTCATTAAATCCACTTGCACCACTAGCATTTGCTTGAAATGTAAAATGTTTATCGTCAGTTTGAGGATGTATATTTTTAAAATAAAAAACATACTCTTTATAAGTAGAATCTATTCCTGATGTGAAATCAATAGTTGCTGAACTACTTGCAGTTTGTTTAGAAATAAAAGCCCAACCACCACTTGCTGGTGCTTTAACTATACCAGTACTATCAAGAATATTTGAGGCTACAATTCCACTCATTTATATTCCTATAATGTTTGATCTAAATAACTTACTACTATATCTACATTGGCTGAAGATGCTGTTGATGCACATAAATGATCTGTTCCCTCGATAACAAATTTAGTAGTTAGTTCAAATGTTTCATTTGCACCTAGAGCCTGATCTGATAATATTTCAAAATCAGTTCCACCACCATCATCATCAATGTAAAGATCAAAAGTTTCAGATGCACCAGCAGTTTCTGTTACAAAAATAGAAAGAATAGTATATGTATGACCACTCACTCCATTAATTAAAACAGATTCAGAGTTTGTTACTCCAGCTGTATGAGATACTTTTAATAATTCACTT